GTGCTAGGTGTTGTACCTTTGCTCTCTTAGCAAAAGCCATTGTAGCAGTGTTAATACCACCTGTAAGACCTGCGCCAAACAAACCAGCCAACATAACGTCACCACCAGTGATGTCATATTTTAATCCTGCACGGATGCTTTCAAAAGCTGCTGCTTCTGCAGCACCAACGCCAGCACCTATCTTAAAGGCTCTGTAAACGTCATAGCCCTTTGCTAAACTCCTACCTGTTTGTAATACAGTACCACCAATGGCAGTAGCAGAACCAGTTACAGGAGCCGCTGGACCACTCATAGAAGTCACAAGAGCAGTCGTACCACCGATAGCTGCTAGTTCTGCAGGATCAGTCATAGCAGCTAACACTGTAGCTCCTACACCTCGCCAGCCAGCTTGTGCTAGTAGTTCTCTGTTCTTAGCAGTTAAACGATAGTCCTCTGCCATAGTCATAGCATAGTCTAGGCTTGTAGTTCTAGCTGCATCAAAGATATCTTCTATAGCGTTTTCATCTACTAGCCCTTCTGTAAGGGCATCAGACATCTCAGGAGTTATTTCAGTTACTGGATTGTAAGGAGTGGCTGAGAATCTATAGAGGTTGCGGTTTATAATGGGAGCAATTTGCTCCTCGTTTGCAGCAGTAGTATAGAGGGTAGTAAAGTCAAGCTGTTCTTCAGCCTTCTCTGCCTTCCTCTTTTCTGCTGCAAGGGTATTCTCGCTGACACTAGAGACAAAGGGACTAGGTAACGGATTACCAAACCCCATCTTCTCTTGCGTTTCTTTAGAAATCTCAGCCATCTTATTTCCTTATTTGTTTACTAACTTTTTTGCTTGTTCAAGATTAAAAGATTTCATAGAATTATCCCAACTCGTAGAACGTGCAGGAAAATCCTTGTCTTCACCCTGCCAGTGGTAATTACGCCAGAAAGTTTTTAAAGCTGCATCTCTTTGAGGGCCTTTAGGTTTACTTAAAATTGTACCCAAGTTTCCCTCACCGCCTAGTTTATCCAATAGAAACAAAGTAGCTTGTTGCTCAAAAGTTAAAGATAAAGCATCATCACCTTCTTTTATATTTAATAACCAATCAGGTTTTATTTCTAAGTCTCTTTTGGCTCTATTTACAGCAGTATTAAATCCACTATTCTTATCTCCAAACGTACCTTCATACTGGAAATAACCACGGCCTGCTCCGTCTTGTTTACCTGTTTTTGTAGTCTGCCTTACGTTTTTTAACTTAGACTCATGCCATCCTACTTTTAAAGCCAACTCCATAACTTCATCAGGAGTACCTCCTTTAGTAGAAACTACAGTTTGTATAACATTATCTAAAGGAGCAGCCTCACCAGCTTGTGCTTCGGTTGTAAAGAAAGAACCTACGGAATCTACTACACTAGCAAGAAAACTTTCAGCCTTATCAGCAGGTATTCCTTGTTCTGTCGCTGTAGAAACAAGATTTTCTTTTACTGTTTCATCTTTAAACATATCAGTAAAAGCGTTCATAAGGTTTACTTCACCAATTTCAAAGAAAGGTTTTTCTTCCACTAAATTAGCTTCGTCAGCTTCTTGTGCTTCAAATCTAGCCATGTCTTCTAAGTTTAATCTAGCAACATTCTCAGCAGCAATATCAGCATCTTCTTCAGAAATACCTAACATCTTATTAAGATTAGTACGTACTACTTTAAGAGCTTCTGTCTGTTCTGGCTCAATACCAACACGTGCAGTGATCTCCTCATCAGATAAGTTAGGTAACTCAGCTAAGTTAATTGTAGTGTATATCTCAGCGTTACGATCCATGTTAATCTTTTTGTTAGCTTCTAGTCTTAGACGCTCTTGTATCATACCCTGAGATAACGTATCTAACTCTGAGAAAGCTACTGTATCAATAACAAAAGCTGGTAGTCCACCATCTTGATCTAACACAACAACATCTACAGCATTGGGATTAGAAGGATTAACCTTTATACTAAGACCTGCACCTTCTCCACGTATATCTCTGGCTAAAGCACCAACTTCAGGAAGTAACATAGACTCAGCTAGGTAAGTAGATACAGCACCTTCTTGTCCTGAGAACTGTTTAATATCTGTATTAAGAAGAGGTATAGCAGTTTTAATACCATTGGTACTTTCCACAATAAGCCAATCATCATTCAAGTAATTAGCTGCTATATCCATGGCTTTCTCGACATCCATGCCTTCTGCCATAACCAAAGCTTGTACAACATCTTTATACTGAGTTAGTACTTCTTGTGGGTTTGTAATATCCTCAAACTTTGAGTCATCCCACCAAGCCCAACCTTCTGTATTATCAATGATGTCTTGAATTTTTACCTTAGAACCTTTTTCTTTAAACAGTTGTCCTTGAACAGCATTAAGAGCTTGATCAAATTCCCTGCCCATTGGACCTGTCATGGTTTCTAAAACACGCATACGTAGTAAATCATCTTCTTTTAGAGTACCGCTACGTTTAGTCAAACCACTAGAAAAACTTTCTACAGTACGATAAGCTTGGAAGGCTTGTGCAGCCATCTGTTTGTCTTCATCTGTATTACCTGTAGTTAAGGCATAAGCTCCGCTGTTAATAGCGTTCTTGTACTCAGTAGGTAATACTTGAAAGGGTGTGTAAAACTCTTCAAAGGCATTAGACCAATGTTCTTGAAAGATTGCTTCAGGAGTAATATCAGGATCAAGTTCATCTTGTTCAGCTAAAGATACTTCTTGTAGTGCATCTGCAAAAGCTAGTTCTTGCTGTAATTTTAGTGCATTATCTGCTTCGTAAGTTCGCATTACATCATCAGCAGTAATCTTAGTTTCTTTACCAGTGACAGGATCAGTAAATACTGTGCCTATCCCAAGCACACCTTGTTGCTTTGTAGAAGTATAACCCTCTACCCTAGAACTTAAAGCACTTTGAAACCTTGCATCTTCTCCTAGCTTTGCTTTCTTTTTTGCAAAAGCTGCTACGTTGGCATCAATTGTATTAAAGTCTTTAGCGTACCTATCAATACTTCTTAGAGACTTGCCATCCCTAGTTTGAATAGCGTCTACAAATTTAAGATAGTTTGTTCTGCCTCTTTTAGATTCCACTAGAGCAGTAGCTATTACTAAATCATTAGCTCTACGATAGTCATTACCAGTAACAACTACGTGTTGATTAAAGGCATCAACCATAGCAGGAACAACTTGATCATCCTCTGCTACACTACCTGCTCTTCTAATTGTATCATTAAACTGTTGATCCTGCTGCTCTATATTACGCTTACGCTTTTCAGGACCGAAGTTATTAAACATAAACAAAAGTTTATCTTGGTCAACTTTTTGATCAAAGGCTTGTAAAACAAGAGGATTAATCTGTGCTTCATCTAAATTCATTCTATAGTCAGAGTAATGCCTTGATACTCTTTCGGCTGCTTCCTCAGTAGATAAGGACAACCAATTATTTTGATTATTAATCCAGTCTTCTTTTAGTCTAGCCGTTAAATTAATTGCAGCCATCTCAGCTTGATGCTGTTCATTAGCTCTCTTACCGTTAAACTCATCACGTTCTTGTTGTGCTTTTGCTTTCTTTGCTTCTTCTTCCATTAAATTAGTTAATGGTGAAATAGCGTTAAGAAATTGAGATAAGGGTGAGGGCTGTACTATTGGTTTCTCAGGGGATACATAAGTATCTACAGGTCTTGCTACTGGCGTAACCTCTGTAGGAGCGTTAAGCTCACCTACCATTACTCTTTGTTTAGCCATTTGTTTCCCCTATAACACAATTTCTTCGCCAGCACTTATCCATGATGAAGTAGGCCCAACAGGAGAAAAAGCTGCAGTTTGACTGCCAAGCTTATCACCACCACCAAAAATATTACTAAAAATATTGTCTGTTTGACCACCAAACTCTATTTCTGCTGCAATAGCAGAAGAGGCAGTGTTTAATATAGCCATACCTAAACTTGGTTTTACACCACGTTGAACACTTCTAATTCTTTGTAACATTTGAGCGTTTAGTCCTAGCTTCTGTACTTCTATGTCACTAAAGATAGCATCAATTTGTTGGTTGTAAACATCAAGTCCCTTGAGTTTATCAGACTCAGCTTGCGAAAGTTTTATAGCTTCGGTCTGTCCTGCTAAACCTGACTCACCACCAGCCGTTATCATAGTGCCTTCACGTTTTAAAGCAGCAATAGCTAAGTCTTGCTTTTTCTGTGAATATTGATCGCTAAACTGAACAGCACGTTTTTGTAAGCCTTGGATTTGTAAGTCTCTAGCTTGTGCTGCATTAATTCTGTTTTGCTGGTAGTAAGCTTCTTGTTGTTTAGCTTTATTAGAAGCGTCTATAAAACCGCCTATTCCTTTAGCGACTGATAGTGCTGTCATAATACCCATATTATATCCTCACAAATTCTAAGAAGGTCTTGTTACCAACACCCCACGTGTCGTGTCTCTTTATAAATACGCATCCTATATACTTTAACCAGTTTACTGCTTCTGTGTACTCAGCGTCACAAGCATTGGTTAATACTGGATACTTCTTGTTTAACCTCTTAATCCATGGAAGAGACTCACGTGCAAATTGCCGCCAACCTTTTTTTAGTGGAGGGGCTGTAAGTAGCCAAGGCATACCTGTCATATCGTCTATACCAACTATACCATACATACCAGCTAGTTCACCTGTCTTTGTTACTACAATAGTCCAACATTCTTCTGAGTGATCAAAGCCTTCTTGTAATGCTACCTTAACACTGCCATGTGAGGCTAGTACTTCCTGTGTATCTTCTGGTCTTAAGTTTGTTGCCAGATGATCTACATCAGCCTGTACACTTGCTCTCACATGTAATGTCATTATAGTCTCCTTGAACGTAAGACAAAGAACCCTTCCCACTCTGCTGATTGAAAAACGCAAGGTAGGGGGTTATTACTTTCTAATGTAATAGTCACTGAATTAGATTTACCTAGCACACCAAAACGATACGTACCAGACTCAATAGCAGCACGATTAAGAATATTAGCACCACTACCTACTACACGGCCTGTAAAAGTACGCACATACGGTGTACGTTTAAGAGGCGTTACGGTTACATTAAAGAAAGCTGTATTGTTATAAACAACAGCATAGTTTCTTAATTGTAATTGTCCAGTAGTAATAGGTTTGTTATCTTGCTTTAGTACAGGCTCAGAGAATTGGTATTTAAAGGTAAACGGAATACCAGCAAAGACTTTCTCAGAGTTAGCTAACTTTGCAGCTACCTCACTAAGTAAAATAGTTTCTCCTGTTTGATCTACATATATTACATTAGAGTCTACATAAGGTATAGCAGTAAGTCCACCTGTTTCTAACATTACTCTTCTATCTAAGTGGATAGAGAAGTTACCTGTAGTATACACTGTAGCACTATCTACAGACAAATTGATCTTTTCTAAAAACAAGTTGTTACTACGTTTAATTAACAGAAAGACATCAGCTAGATTAAAAGATACACCTATTACATCACCATCAAATACCCAACGTGACCATGAAGACTGTAGTTTTTCTCTACCGCTCCAGTAATAACGATACACATAAATAGCTTTAGGATCGTCAGCAGCCTGTGCAATAAGCATGTCCTCATTAGAGGATGTTTGAATGTTTGTTATGACACCCTTAAGATACTTAGGTACATGCGCTGTAATCTCTGTAGCATCATTAACATCGGTGTCAGTATCTACAAAGTATTCCCACATCCCTGAAAAAGCACCGCGGTTGCTAGAAAAGTATACATACTTACCAGCTTGTGATGGCTTGGCTATAAGACTAGCTTCAAACTCAGTAGTACTAGCTACGTTAATAGTTTCAGGAGTAAGAATAGGATCAGCAGTAACTTTAAACTGTGTTAGATCAGAAAAGAGTAAAAGTGCTTCGTTAAAAGGTACAGCATGTTTAAGGATGCTGACTTTATTAGAGGACACTGCTACGTCAATAGGGTCACTGTCTACAATAGCTAGTACTGACTTACGGAAAAAGTCAAACTCTACAAACTCACCTGCCCTAGCAAAGATAACATTTTCATCAGCTAGTAAACCTAGTCTGTTACGATGAAAGAAGATATCAGCAATAGTATAACCTATAAAAGAGGGGAAGGGGTTTGTATCATCGTTGCCTACTTTACGGTCAGCATAAGTAACTTGATCAAACTGAAAGTCACCACTAGGTAACTTTGATAATTTATGTGGAAGGGTAGCAGCATTTAAGTCAATAAGGGTATTAGGTTCTGTTGTTTCTTTCCACACACCGTCACTAAATTTAACATAGTAATCATCTTGTGCTTTTTGATTATCACCTGATACCTCAATAACAAAATCATTTGGTCCCTCAACAGGGAGCTTCTTAAAGTCTGGTGTTTCATCCTTGAATACAAGCAGGTGTTCGTTACCATGTGAGTCACCTACTTCTACTTGGAAGTCTGTGGCATCGGTAGACTGAATGTGGATTACTGAGCCATAGCGTGTAAATGTTAGACCACTGATAGCATTAGCATTAATTATGGTTGGGGAGCCTTCATAGTAGTTAGTATCAACAGTAGTAGCTGAGAAAGTATTTAAGTTCTCAGCAATCAAGTCAGTAGACGCACCACGCTCTGCATTTTGTGTATCAGTAGTAGTATCTTGAGTAGAAGACTTTGTGGCAAATTCCACTGTCTCTGTAGTTGCACCTTTAGTAACCTTTAGTCTATATGTAGAAGAGTAGTCAGCCTGACGTACATATACAAGAGCCTCAGGGTTACGTGTAGGACTTGTAGCAGTGCCTTGGGCTACTGTTGTGTTCTTATTTACAATAAAGGTTGTATCTGCAATGGATACAGCAGCCAACTCTAAGCTAGGGTTAGTCAATCCATTCAAATAAGTAGCAGCATTATTGGTAACAGTCTTAGACACACCGTCTTTGTCAAACACCCTGATAGTACCAGCCGTGTCTACTACCATAGAGTAGAACTCATTTTCAT